ATAAGGTCCGCGCTCTTCCCCTATCCTAGTTGACAGACCACATAAAAGTAATCCTTTATTACGAGAGAGTCTTAAGTGGTTTAAATACGTTCTATGGCTTTTATCCTCTGACCACGGCCTTCATCTGGATTATACTGTGCCGCTATTAATCCAACTCCCTGGCAGTTTTTTCTTAATGCTATGATCCACCCAACGATTATGTGCCAAGGATTCTTGACCCGTAAGAAGCCAAATGTCTCAATAACGGCTGATCAGCTTTGACTGTAAGCTGGCGCCCTCGCACCCGGAGAGTGATCGTCCTACTTTCAGCCCACTCTACAATCTTATCCCATGCTTGCCCCTCAGTCAACTGAATCCATTCCACGCAGACTCGCGCATGAAGATAACGTGTCCACTCACGATACGAGAAGCGTGAATCATAGTTCCCAAAGCTGTCTATGATCATCTGGTCAATCTCCTCCTGCATATCAGCTAAAGATTGATCGGGGCCCGCTGACACGACGTTCAATAGAGCGTCAGACAAAGCAAGAGCCCGATGGGTTAGATTCACATCTTGGCTTGACGCAGGGAGAAGTGGGACGGGGGATGCAATTGTGTCGCCTCGAGGGAGCCCCGTAACTAAGAGCTTTGATCGCCATTTGTATATCAGAAACAGTCGCGCGGAGGTTTCAATCTTCCCCTCGTCAAACTCGAAGAATTCCACACCGGATGCTTTTAGATCACACGACACGGCGATCAGTTCATCATGAGAGAGAAACAATCGCATCAGGATGCGACCGTGCCTTTTGCGAGGGAAGACATGAATGAGGAGCTCTAACCCATATCTATGGCGACCGGCCTCAATGTCAATGATGAGTGTGGAGCGCCCGGTATCATACAATAGCGATCGCGCAACTACCGATTCTTCTAGCCAATTGCCCGATGTCGTATAGGATTCAGGCATCTGAAGATACCGTTCCTGATGTTCAGAGGCTCGTATTAGAAGAGGCTTGTACGCAATAAAGCGATGAGCCTTCATGGGGATGGATGTCCTGAGGTCTAAACCTGCGACAGATGGGCATCCGAGGTCCAGTGCCACCCTAGCGGCTGACCCGTAGCCAGATCCGATAACGATGACCGCCTCGCTCGTGGGGATCAGCGGGGCAAACGTCATCCAGTAGTACAGTGATGTTCCTACGGCATAAGAGTAGCGCTTCCGGTTTCTCAAGAAGACTTCTCGCAATAATTCCAGTCCGCTCCTTGACTGGTCATTGAGCTCTCGAACTCCTGGCTGCAGACTCGACCACTCTAGACGGGTGTATATCCGCGGTTTGGGTGCTGTCGTTGGCAACCGAAGGTCAGGCTGCTTGTAGACCACGATTTGTGCGTCTATGGGGAACACAACCTTCCGGAAGGATTTAAGGAGATCAAGTACAGTCATCTTGTAAGCTTTAACTCTCCTCCCTAACCGGTATTGATCTAGCACCTCGCATACGGTATATTTATGACGCCTGAGGAAAATAGCATGCATATTCATAATCATGCGAAACAGGGTGGTAACTCGATCATTCTCAGAATGCGTTTTCCGTATATACGGAATGATTTGTTTACGGATCAGGTTGTTAACAGTTTTCTCACTTAGGTCTCCCCGCAATCGCCAAAGGTACAAATCAACCAGAATGCATGTTAGCAAGACATCAGATGTGGCTCGACCAGCACTAGACGTGAAGAGTGCCACAGAGCGGTGAGAGTAGTGTGGATGGTAGCCGTACAGGCGTTCCTTGATCTTATTTGACACGATCCCACAGAGTCTCTCATGGGCTCGAACGTACCCACCCGCGTACGCCGGATGATCATGGAGCATGAACTGACGAATAACCGGGTCAGAGTTGAGGAGAGGATGCCCTATGTGAGGCGAGATTGTCTGAACTAGGGGTGATACCAGTTTGGATGCGTACACCCCGACCCTCCATCGGCTGTAGTTGCGTGCATCTGTCATTATAAAGTCAGAGATTGCAGCATCAGCACATATATTAGCGATCGCAGTAATGATGTTACTAAATCCACATGCTTTGACCTCCGCGATGTCCAACGTTTTAGTCTGGAACAGGACGCGCGCACCATCGGCTATCATCCTTCCAGCACTTCTTGATCTGAGCGCGTCCTTGTAATAGCCTTCAAGGGTGTGCATCATCAGAGTCCTCGAAGGGATCGCTGTACTCTCCACTGGTAATGATGGGTGTTGAATCGCACCTGCCACTTGCTCTAGCTTCAGACTCGGAAGGAACGTAAGAGGATTATCAGGGAACCTCATCACTGGCAATACAAATGAGTCGGGCCCTGTTATGCTAACATCGGGTAAAGGATCAATGTTTAGAGCGTTCGTGCGTATGGTAACGGACGCATACTTCCCACCCTCTGTAGTGTGTTTTTGCTGGATCATCCAGAGAGCAGTGAGGATAAACTCCTGGAACATTAGAGGGTAGTCTTCCACTCCTCCTGCCAACTTTCCGGTGTTATCCGTTGACACTACGCAGTGTGTTGCAAAGTTAGGTGATCCAACGTTCCAAGCGGCCAGATGGCCAGCTCGAGCTGAATATCTGTGGATCATGTTCCCACCTGCGACTCCTGGCAGGAGATGAGAGACAGCAGAAAGCTGAGTATTGGTCCGTGACCAGCCAATCACGTCGATGAGTTTGTGGAACGACTCATCATCTCCCGTTTGACTAGAGATGAGTTGCAGCTTGCGCATTGCCTTCGACGCCCCGTCTGTTCCTACGATCTTAAAACCGTGTTCACTCCGCTTCTCCCGTGTCATACTCCCAGTGTACGGTTGGTATGGGCCTCGCGTATTCAACGGGTCGGATTCCGCTACGAGTACCGCATTCACGCCTTCGATCTCTGCCGGACGAACGTCCCAGATAACGGGGAAGTCCATTGGCTGATAGGTCGTCAGTCCTACTATGGGGCATGGCTGGCCAGGAAACCATCGGCTCCGCAGCTCATTGGTAAGCTGGTAAGCTGTCTTCTTCTTTGCAGGATCGTTTGGTAAGCGACAGAATCGATGGTACATGTATAGAAAACCGCTACTCTCCAGGTGAAGTACTCTGTCTAATATTGGAAGACCCATGCATCGGACAACTTCTTGTAGAGTTCTTGTAGCAACAAACATCCGGCTGATCGTGTCCGTGATGCCGGCAACGGAGCAATCCAGCATATCACGAATGATAAGAGGGTTCATAGGACGACAGGCAGCTAGTGCCTCGACCAGCTTATCAACGTAGTCCCGAGTGTCGTTACTGAGGAGCTGAGATATGTCCTTGGTACGGACGTGAGCCGTCAAAGCAGTGACAGTCTCATTTGCAACGCCGTCAACGGCTGTTGGGGGCTTCTCGAACGGTGCGCTGAACGGATCCATGAAGAGAGACACAAGTTTCGGGGATGGGTTGAAGAGGGATGCAGCGCTTAGTTGCGCTAGCATCCTGTTATAGAGCCTTGACCCGGAATGCTCGCCTAGCAGAACCATTGAGCTTACCGATTTACCTAGCGGGTCGGATCCTCCTTTGTACATGAACCCAACTGGAGGAATGGTAGGATAGCCGCCGCACTCAGAGGGCAACATCAGGGTAAATTTAACGAAGTCATGCCACTTATGCTTCAATGCTGATCTCACCTGATGAACCTGAACCCCATAAGGCCCTCTGCGTTTTGATATTCTGTTCATGTAGAGAGCTGAGTGGAATATCGCCAACATATAACTTTTCATCGGGTCAACGCTTTTCTCAGCCCCGGCCATTGCTGTGGAGAAGATTGCCCCGATATTTGTACGAAGTGACGGGAACACCTGGGATGAGTGAGGAAACAGTCGGGAGTGGAATTTAAGCGTTGTTGGGCGATACACTCCATTGACATAAACATCTTTTGAGTACGTGATGACTGTAGTTGACTCCAAGCACTCAGATGGTTTCACTTCCTGATTGACGGATGCACATCTAGCCTCTATTCGCGTTAGCACCTCATCCCGTAGCTCAATCAATGTCTGAGAGGCAGTTTGACCGGCCCGCCTAACGGTTCGGAGTGATAAGATCTGATTATCCCCCTGACCTAATAGGATGTAGCTGAGAGGGAGATCAGCAATAGCCACCGACACCATCGAGTATGTCGCAATAGTCCACAACTTCTGACAGATGCCTTCGAATCCCCCCAGGTGGTTTCTCCATACAAGCTCTGAGTTAGGTGGATCTGGCAACTCGATACCGTCTGGCCGTAACCCTGGAACTCTTACAATAATAAGAGCCGATCGGAAGAACTCATGGCAGTAGTCAAAGACGCCGGGCATTCCGAACATATCGTTTAAAGTCCGTCCAATCATATTTATTGCAAGAGGTCTCCATCTTAGATTCCATCTACTGAGATCGATCTCTACAAACATCCTTAGTATCTCGTCATCTGTAATGGGCTGGGTCATCTCCAAGAATTGTGTGGCAATGGCCTGTCGATTTTTGGTCATTGTCTGCTGCGGGAGATATGGGAATATTTTGTCAGCGATGTTTGCTTCCGTCAGTGCAAAGAAGATCCTGATCTCAAACACCAACATGCTGAACATTCTCGGAGCCAGCTTGAACTCCCTTTCTTTTGGATGAAGGGACACGATCAGCCAGTCGAAAGGCACTTGTCGTGTAGCAATGGCTTGGACAATCGCAGGTATATCCACTGTGTCCCGATTGATAAGCTCAATTAACAGGCGACGATGTGATTTTGCCGGGACGTCATAGTCCCAAAACGCTGCGATGTTGGTCCTGTACAGCGAGATCGATCTATCGTCAATTAAGTCCAGATAATTCGGGGAATAATCAAAATCTACTATCTGTCCGAATTCGCAGTGGCGCCAGTCGGAGGCTGGATAACTGTTACGGGTTAGCCTCCTCGTCTGTTTACTGCACAGTTTTCTAAGAGTCGTCTTTGAGCCTTTTGGGCTGAAATGCAGAGGCGGCCACTTGCCCTCGACACGTATGTAGTTCTCAAGCATGTTCCTTTTGAACTCCCAGTTCAAACATTCAGCGTCGTGATACAATGTATGATCCGGACTCTGTGCCTCAGCAGCAGCTGACGCGCCACCTACCATCGGGTCCACAAGCGGATGACCAGATATCTTAAGCAAACCAAAAATCTCCACCACTGTCTGTACATCCTTACACGCCCTGAGGATCTGATCAAACATAGGCGTGATCATATTATCCACTGTACGTTTAGCAGGGTCTCTAATCAGGTCTTCCTCTTTCTTTAAAACCTTTGCCAACATGCGTGGGTAAGAGCCATCGTCCCCAAACATCGGGTCGGTCATCTGCGAGAGATAGGCCTTTGATAAGGCCTCTGTCTGTTTAAGGAGTTCGAATCCCGGATTCCCGTATCTCAAAAGGCAGAGCTCATGCCACTTACATGTGCCGTCAATCGCTACTAATATAGTCTTATCATGAGGGAAGAATACCTCCGCAGCGGTGTACACTTGGGCCCGTGAGTACAAGACATCCTTGATCATCAGCACTTGGTCGTATGTCAGGAGCATCTTTTTCTTTTCGGGTTTGTAGTGAAGAAACCATACATCCCTACAAGCTATAACCTCCGTATGGGAAGATACCTTCATGGATATAACCTCAGTTCCAGAAGCTACGTTTATCCGCGAAAACTCCTCTACTAGACTGTCAAAATAGCTCCAGCCGTTGTACCACGGAATTGAATGTGGCGATAACTCAGCACGTAAACCCGGCGGGTGAATGGCAGTTCTGTTTTGTAAGGCACTATATACAGAGGACATTACATCTGCCGCCGTTTCCCATGCTTCCGTTAGCTCGTCGTCAATAGTCGAAGGCCATGGGTACCTGTAGAGAGATGGGTACTCGTCAGGGTCCACGATCACGTAGTCCAGGATATCTGGCAGAAGGCTGGAGACAAGACGGAAGTTTCTGATGAACATCTTATCTTTGGTGCCCGGGTTCCCAGTGACAAGGGCTGTGAGCCACCGCGTACGAGAGTTAACAAGCACCGGGCTATCAAGATAAGTGTCGGGAATATATTTCTTCGTGAGATTCTGACGTTCTTCTTCCTCGGTGTCATCCAACGAGGCGTGGACGTTGGGGTATACATTGTAAACACCGGACATTTTGGAGTATCTGAGCACGTGAGCATTGACTTTTGTTATTGTTTCCTTTAGGCTCAATAATTAGGCATGCGG